CAAAATTAAAATAACAATGTTAACCAAGGAAGCTTTGGATCTCCCATTTAAAGAGATCATGGAGCTTATCAATGCAAACAATGGATTCTACTATTCTAAAGACTCAAAACAAAAACTTAACCGATACTCAGGAGAAGTTTCTGGACGCTTTGTTCGGAGAAGCACAAGGAAACCCAAGGAGGGCGGGAGAGTTAGCAGGTTACTCAGAACATTCGTATCCTAAAGTTCTACGTAATCTTAAAGACGAGATTGTTAAACGAGCAGAAAACTATTTAGCCATACATTCTGCGAAGGCTGCAACTAAAATGGTAAACATGCTAGATGAAGATGGAACAACACCTCATGCTAGTATCAGAATGGAAGCAGCAAAACAAATATTAGATCGTATTGGTCTTGTAAAGAAAGATCAACTAGATGTTAATATGAATGTTAAGCATGGTATATTTATATTACCAGCAAAAGACGAAGTAGAAGAATCAATAGTAACACCAGTACAGGATTAATCATGGATTACCCACAAAGAAATAAATATAATAAATTAAAAGATCTTACAGAAAAACGAATGCGAGATATGAAAGATCTTAAAAAGAAAAAAAAGAAACCTTTAAAAAAGAAAAAGGTTAAAAAACCATACAGTGATTAAAAGAAAAGCTAGAACTATACCATTTGGGTATAAGTTAGCAGAAGACACAGATTATATTGAACCAATAGAATCTGAATTAGAAGCTTTAGAAGAAGCAAAGAAATTTTTAAAAACATGTTCATACCGAGAGGTTGCTATTTGGTTATCAGCAAAAACAAAAAGATACATATCATATGTCGGACTTAGAAAAAGAGTTACCAGAGATACCGCTGCCAAAGCCAAAGAAGAAAGTAAAAACCAAAGCCAAGCAGTCGGCTAAGCAGGCAATAGCAAGAACACGTAAAAAAGTTGCAAAGGCAGAACAAACTTTACGTTCAGCCAAAGCTCATGCAAAAAATGTCAAGGATAAATTGTTAACCGTTGACAAAGTATTGGATGGTAAAGAACAGCAACTTATAACACAAGACGTAATAGAAGATGTTCCAGAGAATATTCAAGAACATCTAGCTGCACAGAATATAATCTTTAAACCTAATTCAGGTCCACAGACAGAATTCCTAGCAGCTTCAGAACGAGAAGTGTTTTATGGTGGAGCAAGAGGTGGTGGTAAATCATATGCCATGTTAATAGATCCTCTAAGATACTGTCATAAAGAACATCATCGTAGTCTATTACTCAGAAGAACGATGCCTGAGTTAAGAGATTTGATTAATCATTCTCAACGATTATACTCAAGAGCATATCCAGGAGCAAAATGGAGAGAGCAAGAAAAAGAGTGGAGATTCCCATCAGGAGCAAAGATAGAGTTCGGGTACGCAGAGAACATGACAGACGTTTTGCGATACCAAGGGCAATCTTACACATGGATAGGAATAGACGAACTTCCACAATATCCTTCGCCAGATATATATAATTTTCTAAGATCGTCACTTAGATCAGTTGATCCGAGTATACCAGTATACATGAGGGCTACAGGTAACCCAGGTAATGTTGGATCACAATGGGTTAAAGAAATGTTTGTAGATCCTATAGATCCAAACACAGCTTTTAACATAGAGATTTCTACACCCACAGGTATAAAATATATAACAAGAAGATTTATACCAGCAAAGTTACAAGATAATCCGTACCTTATGCAGACTGATGATTACTATGCAATGTTATCATCACTACCAGAAGTACAGAGAAAACAATTTTTAAATGGAGACTGGGATGCATTTTCTAATGCAGCATTCTCAGAATTTGATAGGGATACACATGTTGTTGAACCTTTTGAAATACCTAAAGGCTGGCAGCGATTTCGTGCTGCTGACTGGGGTTATAGTTCTCCTGCTTGTTGCTTATGGTTTGCTATTGACTACGATAATAATCTATGGGTTTATAGAGAATTATATACTCAAAAGATTACAGCAGATGTATTTGCAAGAAAAGTCCTAGACCTAGAGCACGGAGAATATATACGTTATGGGGTTTTAGACGCTAGTACATGGGCAAGAAGAGGTGATGTGGGTCCAAGCATAGCAGAGACTATGATTCAAGCTGGATGCCGTTGGAGACCTTCTGATAGAACTCCAAGAAGTAGAATTAGTGGAAAGTTAGAAATCCACAAAAGATTAAAAATTGAAGATAAAGAACCTGGTGTTCGTATATTTTCTACTTGTAGAAATTTGTTAAGGACGTTTCCTACTCTACCAATAGATGATAATAACCCAGAAGATATTAATACGCATGTAGAAGATCACGCATACGATGCATTGAGATATGGCTGTATGAGTAGACCCATGCATACAAGTTATGCCAATAAAGTATTTGGCAATAATAGAACGACTAATTTTATTCCCTCAGATAAAATATTTGGATATTAACAGAGAGGAGTAAATGAATAAAAGAAAGTTACCTATTATAAATAAAAAGAATTTTCCCTATGAATTAGTAATGGCTTATTGGGAAGATATTGTTGGATCATGTGAATGGTCTGAAATATCAGATATAAAAAAATCAAAGACAGCTATATGTTGTAGCTTTGGATGGCTAGTAGAACAGAATGAAAGTATAACTGTGATAATGGCAGACTTTATATTTGAAGATAATAATAAAATAAAAACAGGTGGTGGACATACTACTATCCCAACAAAAAATATAATACACATTAAGAAAATAAAAACATAGGAACAATATGGAAACTAAATTTGACCCAAAAGATAAAGTTAAGCAAGGTGATCTAGGTTCAGCTCCTGATGGAAAGCAACCGAATCAACAACCAGGTAATTTAAAAATTACTTATGGTAAAGAGGAACGTGCTATGGAAACTCAGGATGGTAAATTTGACTACTTTGAGCCAAAGAAATTCAGAAGTCAATTAGATGCTAACTTTAATAAGTTGGCTGATGAAAAGGATTACTAATGACTGACGCAAATGAAATTGCTAGACATAAAGATTCTAGATATGATAAAAAAATAAATAAAAAAAATAAAAAATCTAAAAAACTTAAAACTAAGAATCCTAAATTTTACGGATACACAAACATGAAAAAATATTAAGGAGAATAACATGGACATAAATACAAGATACAAACATGGAGAACTTTCTGCAGATGTTGCTAAATCTAAAAATGACAGATTAGAAATTAACCCTAACCAAAAAGTTAAACAGGGTGATTTAGGATCTTGTTCAGAAAAAGCAGCTAAGAAAAGTAAAGTTGATCCTTCTATCTTTAGAATGGCTGAACAAAAAGATTACTAGTCATGGCACTTACTGATAGATCTAAAAGAAATATCGCTAATGAGCATCCTAAATTTGCTGATTTAGCTGAAACTTTTAAGAAGCATAAAGATGAAGTAGTTGAAAAAGTAAAAGTAGCAGATATATCTCAAAGAGATATTGATAGTACTAGATTAAAAGGTTATTCTAAAGTTGATTTAGAAAATGCTAAAATGATGAGTGGCAATGATTCTTTAACACAAAGAGAATTAGATAAATTAAAAAAAGCAATTAAAGATAAAACAACTTCTAAATTAGAAACAACAGGTAGATTTAAAAAGGATTAAATGGATAATGACCAAAAGGATAATTACGATCCATTCGTTGGATACGTAAGAGAGAAGTTCCAACAGGCAGAGACATCTAGACTTCATGATGAAAAAAGATGGTTACATGCTTACAGAAATTACAGAGGACTATATGGTCCTGAAATGGCTTTTCGTGATAGTGAGAAATCTAAAGTATTTGTTAAAGTAACAAAGACAAAAGTTCTTGCTGCATTTGGTCAAATCATTGAAGTATTATTTTCAAGTGGTAAGTTTCCAATTGGTGTAAGTCCTACATCAGTACCAGAAGGTACACCAGAGTATGCTTACTTAAATCCAAATAAAAAAGAACAAGATCCAAAAGCAGAACCTAAACAGGATAGTCCATATGGATTCCCTGGTGATGGTGGTGGATTACCCGCTGGTGCTACAGCAGAATCTTTAATGAAAGATCTAGCACAACAATATCAGAATTTAGGGTTTGAAGAAGGAGATGCTCCTGATTTAAAAACCCAACCACAAATAGAGCCAGCTGCAATGGCAGCAGCTAAAATGCAAAAAGTAATTCACGATCAGTTAGAAGAAACTGATGCAATCTCTGTAATGAGACATGTATTTTTTGAAATGGCTTTATTAGGAACAGGAATTTTAAAAGGTCCATTTACGAATGTAAAAACTCAATACAAGTTTTCTAGAGATGAGGAAACTGGGGCATCAGCTATGTTAGAAGTTGGCAAAGATGTACCAGGTATTGAAGCAGTATCATGTTGGGATTTCTATCCAGATCCTAATGCAACAAGCATGAACGATGCTGAATATGCAATTCAAAGACATTCATTTAATAGAGAACAATTTGCAGCACTTGCAAAGAAACCTCTGTTTAACTCAGAGAAGATTAGAGAATGTTTAGAGATGGGACCTAACTATCAAACAAGAGGATATGAATCTTCTTTATACGATAGAGAAAATGTTTCAACGTTATATAAAAACAGATTTGAAGTATTAGAATATTGGGGTACAATAAGTAAACAGTTAGCAGATGAATTAGATTTTGAATATGATGATGAGCTAGATGTTGTATCAGTTAATGTTTGGATATGTGGTGGTAAAGTTTTAAGAGTAGTAGAAAATCCTTTCTCACCAAAAAGAATACCTTATATGGTTTGTCCATATGAGTTAAACCCTTATCAATTCTTTGGTGTAGGTATACCAGAGAACATGCAAGATTCACAACAAGTTATGAATGGTCATGCAAGAATGGCAATTGATAACTTAGCACTATCAGGTAATTTAGTATTTGATGTTGATGAAACAATGTTAGTACCAGGACAGGATATGAAAGTATTTCCTGGTAAAATATTTAGAAGACAAAGTGGACAACCAGGAGCAGCAATTCATGGTGTTAAGTTTCCAAATACTTCTAATGAAAACTTAATGATGTTTGATAGATTTAGACAGTTAGCCGATGAAGCAACTGGTATTCCATCATACTCACATGGTACAACTGGTGTTCAGTCTACAACTAGAACTGCAGCAGGTATGTCTATGTTGATGGGAGCTGCAGCATTAAGTATTAAAACAGTTATTAAAAATATTGATGACTATTTATTAAAGCCCCTAGGTAATTCATTGTTTCATTGGAACATGCAATTCAATAGTGAAAGACCTGAGATACAAGGTGATCTAGATATTAAAGCACAAGGAACATCTTCTTTGATGCAGAAAGAAGTAAGATCACAAAGACTAATGACATTTATGCAAACAGCATCTAACCCATCGTTAGCACCGTTTGTTAAATGGCATACATGTTTAAAAGAAGTTGCTAAGTCACTAGACATTGATCCAGATCAATTGATTAATGATCCAGAGAAGGCAGCTATATACGCACACATAATGGGGATGGCAAATGGAAATCAAACGAATACAGGCAATAGTGGACAACCAGGTCCAATGGAAAATATGGGAGGAGTACCTCCTGGAGCTTCGCCAACAGATCCAACAGGAAATGGAGGTGGCAACATCGGAACAGGC